CTCGAAGTTGCCGGTGACGACCATGTTCGCTTTCATCTTCTTCAGCACGTTATCGAGCGGCATGAGTTCGCCGGAAGTTGTCCTGATGAACTTCACCCCGCCGATGGTTTCCGTATCAGCAGGGGCAGGAGGGAGTCCCAGATACTGTCTAGTCCCGTCTGGTTGGGTGACGTACTCACGCCCGGACTCGTCTACACCTGACTTAGCTTCGCCGCGAGGTGCCGGTGGTGCCTTCTTGTCAGGCACATATTCGATGGTGCCGTCCGGGTTCCTTATAAAGGTGCGCCCAGTAGGCTCATCGATGAATACTTCGGCAGAACCAGATGTTTTGTTCAGTTTGCCAGTCTCAGAGTCTATCGTCCCTTCTTTGATGACCTTGCCACCTGGCAAGACGGTATAGACCTCACCATTTTTCAGCGTAAAACTCTGTGGTTCTCTATTATCTTCGTCAAGCGCTTCAAAATATTCCATGAAGGGACCGACGACTTTTCCGTCAATCCCAAACTCAGCTTGACCCTCTAGGTATGGCGGCCAAGGTATATCAGACCAGTCAGCCCAGGCTTCTAAGAAACGCTCTCGGAAACTCTTTTTTTGTGACTTGTCACGCGGGCCATCCCCTAGGCTTAGGTCTATATCCGGCATCCCCGGCATCCCCGGTCCTAATCCTTGGCGTTTGGGATCTGTCAGACCGGACAGAGCCTCGTCGATAGTGTAAGACCCACTAAACTCACCAATACCTAGGAACCGCTGGTTAGGGGCCGTACCGGAAACAGATACAAAATATCTGTTTAGGTATTCTTGGTTATTGTCAGGTAGTGCTTCCCACTGACCATCTTGCCGTACCGCTTCCCAGACACCATTCTGGACCCTAAAATCCCCTGGCTGTGCCATCTCGTTACCTCTTGTTATGTCTTGCGTTGGCGCCGGAGTTGGCGCCGGAGTGGGCGTGATCGTGTCTATACCAGCAATCGGTAGCTGCCCTGCTGGTTTTTGGGAAGAAGGAAGTTCTCGTGGTTCTGGTTTGTTTTCTTGCCGCCGTGGTATTTCCTTAGTGAATGGCGTGTCTTGCGTCACCCCGCCCCAACCGTAGCTCCACGGCTCGTTCATTATCATGTTCATGGCCGCGAAACGGTCTGTGCCTGCCTCGCCGCGCATGGCATCGTCTATCGCTTTACCGAATTCTTCCCCGTGCGCTCCACCAAAATTCTCTGCATAATCTTCCGCTCCGTCCCGGTGAGGCAAGGCGGCCACGGCATGGAACCCCTCGTGCAATACAGACCCCATCTGCGCCTGATAGGAGGAGTTGAACTTATGAAATTTCTTATTTTGAGGAGTTTCATAATCTACTACGAGTTGATAGGCTGTCTTCTTGCCTTCTGGCGTATCCACACCTTCACGACCAGCTAGAGCCTCGATTGCGCCGTCACCGATGATAAAGTTAGAGCCTGACCAGGGTCGGTCTTGCGCACCGTAGGCACCTGGCATCCCTCCAGCAAAAGCACCCATACCCCGGATGAGATAGACTGGGACAACCTCATCGGGGTATTCCCTAAAACCTATCCCCATACCTTCTAGGGGAGCCTGACCATAGCTTCCTCGAAAATCATCTATCCCAGTCTCAGGACGATATACCTCCATCCCCTCTTCAATCTCAACACCGGACTCGCCAAGACTGCGCCTAATACGGGACTCAAGAAGTTTCAGTTCTTTATCACTGAGTTCCCAATCACCAGTCCAAGCATAGTTACCTCTACCACCTGGGCCTGGATATCGTTCCCCAGGTTGTTCATTTGAGTTCTGTTTTGGAACTATGTAGTGAAGCTTAAAGACACGCTTCTGCCCACCACCGATCATGCTGGCGTCAAGTAATGACCTCTGGGGGTTTAGCTGGAAGGACGGGTCTGCCCGTCTTTGGCTGATCTCTGCTTGTGTGACCATCCCACCTATCCTATATTAAGAGGTAATGAGCCTGCGTTGGTGCCTGGCGCGGGAGGGGGTAGGTCGTCACCGATGATACGCATGACCTCATCGATGCCGTTCTTGTCGATGAACTGCTGTCTCTGTTCCGATGACATGGCCTGGATGCGGTTCTTTGCGTCCCGCTTCGACAGACTCTCTTGCATGAGAGGGATACCGGGCTTGGTATTCTTACTCATGGTGATCAGTTCCCCGGCCGTCAACTTGACGGTATCGGTAAGTTCACTTCGTTCTGGCATATTACCCCGCTAGTTGTGTTCCCCTGCGGTCAGGGTTGAACACGTTTGGTGTTAGTGCCTGGTTCAGTTCCTGTACCCCGCCACCAGCCTGGTTGCCGTTTGGAGATGACATTACGCCGGCCAGGGGATCCCCGCCACCCTGCGGACCGCCCATACCGCCCACCGGGGCGCCCTGACCGGAAGCAGCCGCTGCGGCCTCATCTTCCATCTCCTGGAGCATCTGGTCGATACCAAACTCCTTGGCTACCTGTGCCGCGAGTATCTTGATGACCTCTGGCTGGGCACGGATCATGTCCCTAACCAGACGCATCTCCTCACCAGTCGCATCTTCCAGCCGTGCGTCCGCGCTCCAGTAGGTCTGCTTCGATTTAAGCCCCTGCTGGACCTCACGCAGTCCTAGCTCCCGGTTCTGCATCTGGAGTACCGGGTCGATCAGCTCGAACTTCACGTTCACCGAGTACTCACCCTCAAGATCAGAGGGCCGTATCTCATGGCCTTCGACCTTCAAGTCCAGGTCGAGTACATCTATAAGTTGGAGTATATGTCCGGTGGAAACGCTTGCTAGGTGCTGGAGTTGCACCGACGGGGCCACAAATTTCCGATCAGCAGAAGTTGAAAGGATCGCTTGTTGACCAACAGTCGAAACGCCCTGCTCCCGGATACCAGCCACAGAACGGTTGTAAGTACCCATGTCCAGGTCGCGGTCTATCCACTGTTCAGACTCAAACATCCAGCGTGGGAGCTGTTGCATCTCCATCCTGAAGTACTCGCCGCGCTGTCCCTCTAAGATATCCCCCCTTGAGAGTTGCTGTTGCAGTTCTGCTGCATCTCCGGTTGTGACCATTGGGTTGAAGGCAGCATCGATCACTGCGTTATGTCTAGCCGCAGATTCCTGAGCCTGAGCCAGAAGGTCTTCCATCGCGTGGTCGAGAAGTCCCACCGCCATATAAGAGGGGTCGATGTTCTCCATCTGGGTAGGTTCGCTCCCGTAACCAGCAAAAGCGTGCGAGAAGGGTACGAAACCCCAGGTATTAGGCTCCACGAACAACTGGTCGCCGTTTGTGGTGAACATGGCGTGCCAGTCTTCGGACCAGTACTCGTCGGTCAGTATCATCTCCTGGGGATTGTCCCGCTCGAAGACCTCTACCTCAACGTCCCGGCCTTTCCTGCGTCCCTGAGAACGGGAATAAGTCAGGTCATATAGGTCACCGGCCAAACGATAAGTGTGCTTTATAGCCATATTAGGACGTTTCCTGGTCGGGTCCATCAATACCCTAGCAGGATGAGGTGTTCTGGTACGGAAGGGAACCATCGAGCGCTTTAGGTTCTCCCAGAGTCTGACCCTAGTATCGTAGTCCTCGGTAGCCTCACCCCGTTTCTTGGTCGGCTTATTCCGTCTTTTGTTCATCACGACACCGTCTAGTCCGTCTTCGATGACCGCATACCCATAAAGCATCAGATGTTTGGCTGCCTGCTTCCAGGGGAGCGAGATCTCCTCTAAAGACACATGCCGCATGATCGCCCGTAGGGCTGGCTCGACCTTGTCGGCTTTCTTCTTGTGTTCTTCGCCCTGCCCTACCGGCTCCCGGTGGATGGTCGGTTCATGGGCAAGTTGTCGATCAACAGCGTGGTCGATGATGCTTCTTGCTCTCATGGGCCGATACCAACCAGGCCGATCTAGACCGTCAGGCCAGACCTGGAACGTCCGGTTGTAGTAACTATCTACCTTTTCCCACTTACCGTGGCAGTTCGACCACAGATCTTGCAATTGTTTCCGCGCTATCGCGGTAGAATCCGCTGTCGGTCTCATTTCCTGGGCCATATCACCACCGCCTACCAGATGTAGTCTGCATTATACTACCCCATGTAGAGTTGTCGCTCTCACGGGCCGTAGATACAGCCGCCCGGGCTACTCTAGAGTGCATCCGCATCTGCCAGGCGATGCCAACGGCCATCGGATAGTCATCGTGACCCCCGGACCTGGCCTCGATCCTCACCCTACCTTCCCTTCTTTCCCGGTATATGACCTCGAAGAACTGAGCCAACCCATCCTCATTGAAGATGGTGAGCTGTCCTGTCTCGATGGCCTCCCTCAAGTCCCCCCACAGCACGTTCCTCGACCTCTCGTCGGTGTGCCAGCCTACCTTATTGCCGTCATCTCTGTGATAAAGGTGCCGATACCGCATCGCCTGAGCTGTCCTGATCGCTAAGATGCCCCATTCGTTGTCTTCTATCGCCCAGATGGGGTTCTTGTACCGTTCCAGCAGTTCCATCGACGCTATCGCTAACTGATCGGGCGGCACTGTGTTCGTCTTTATGTCCGCAACCACTGCTCCAGTGTTCATATGCATGATGACGGTCACCCCGTCGTCCCCGTTACCGCCCACACCGTGAGAAGGGTCAGTCCCGGCCATATACCTCTGGTTAGGTAAGGCGATGAAGTCCTGATAGATGTTCGCGGTAGTCACCCCAACCGGGATCTGCATCACCGGCGGCTTCACCTGTCCTTGAAGTGCGGTAAGTCTGACCAGATTAAACGCCGCTATCCCCGCAGCCGGTGCAAAAGCTTCGGCCTCAGTCTCCGAATGCTCCTTCTGGAAGAGCGCCTGGTCCACATACTCCGCTTTCGTCTTCGCATACCACTTGTCGTCCCGTTCCGGCCTCGCCCTCCACCCGAAATACATCTTCGTGAAACCATTTACCGGCGCTAACTTATAAAGATCCTGGAAAAGACTCCGTGACTTCTGTGGATTGACGGTACTGGTCAGTATCAGATACCCATCATTGTCGTCCAGCCCTGGTTTCACCGAGTTATAAGCCGCGTCCAGGTACTCATGGAAGTCCGCCTCGTCCATGACAACGAGCGTCGGGTTCAAACCACGACCCGCAGACTCGGTACTAGGTAGCGTCAGTATCCTGCCACCGTTCTTGAAACTCATCTGCTCCCTATTATTAGGGAACTCCGTCCCTTCCCCGAGCGGCTCCCTCAACCCCTCCGG